ACTCCACCGAACGATTTGCTTAATGCGTTAAATTTAGCGTCAGGGTTAAATGAGTTTACTAAATCGTTGGTAAATCCGATTTGGTCTTTAAGTTCTGCTGCCGCCTTAGCTGCTCGTATTGCTTCGTCCGAAGTTTCTCCATACGCTGCGGAAACCTTTTGAAGTTCTATAACCGCTTCTTTATATTGCGCCTTTAATGATTTTACGTTGTCTTTTACTTCAAGTTCAATCGTTCGTTTTTCCGCCATTTTTATTTAGTTTCTTTATTAATAACTCCCGAATCATTTGTTTGTACGCGGGTTTAATTTTGTCGTGTAGTTTGTACTTACCTTTTGCTATTTCTATGTATTCGTGTTCGCCTACGAAATCAGCTACTTGTAAAAGTTGTACTATTTGATTAATATAGCTCATTGTCTTATTATTACTATTTGGCTTGTTTGTGTGCTTCCGTCTTGATATATGTATTCGCAGTCAACCGTTATAACATCGTTTTTACCTTCGGTTTCTAATTGTATTCCGTCTTCCGTTATTCTTAGTTCCGCTTCTTCGGTTGCTCGGTCTATATCCCCAATTACAGGCGGTAATCCTATTCTTAAAGTTTGTGAATACGTTACTGAACTTGGTGTAAAAATTACCCCCGTATTTGAAGAACTAAAGTTAACTAAGGTTGCGAAATTTGGTAGCGTAATTGGCACGGTTACTTCGTCTTGCGCTTCGCCTGTTTGAATTACACGAACGGGGAAAACGGGCATAAAGTCGTTCAATAATTGGAACGTAGTTTCTCCCGTTACTAAATTCGTTTTCATTTCGTTAATTAGGTAGCGCTTATCTCGAATTATTAACCTATCGTTTAATTGAAGGCTCGTAAGAATCGAAACGGGTAAATTTGTTTTAACCGTTGTTAGTCGGTTCTTAGGGTTGAATAAGTTAGTCAAGTAAGGAAAATAATACGTAGCAAAAATTGATTGCTGAATCGGAGTTAACCAATAAGACGAAGTTTCGGGCGCGAAGTTTGTTGAGTACTTTATTCCGTTGTCCGTTAAATCCTGTCCGAACATCGTGTAATCATTTGTTTGAAATAAACTAATTCCGTCCGTGAAGTGTATGTGGTCAACTAAATTAACACCGCCATATTTGTAAAGTAAACACGGCTTAGGTATGTAAGGCGCGTAGGCTTGGTCAAGTGAATAACCTACTTGTAACCCCGTTGGAACTCCCGAATCAAAGAATTGATTAAATAGTAAGTTTTCAAAAGGTACTTTAATCGTAAATTCTCCACCATCATAAGGGTATTGGTATTCCGTGTTTCCGTATTCCTTTAACCCTTGCTCAAAGTATGCTTTATTCATTAACGAGTTGGATTGCTCAAACGCGAACCCTATTTTTTTGTAAAGTTTTACGCGGTCTATTCCGATTTCGGTTTTATCCGTAAATTCGGTTATGTCAATTATTGCGCCTGAAGAATACCAATCGTCCAAAGGAATAATCGTGTATTCGTTTACACCGCTACCAAAACACGTTAAATTAAATTGCTTTAAGATTCCTGCGATAAAATCTTGAACCTTCATTTGTGGCGCGAGTTGCGCTAAGTCGGTAAACGCTGTAAGGTTTAACGTAAGATTTGAATAACGAATGTACTCCGTGGTAGGAATTGGGTTTACTGAAGTAATGTAAGTAATTTCGTATTGAATTTCGGAATCAAAAGTTAACGGGAAATTAGAACGAATATAAAACTCCCAAACATCGTTTAACCCCTGAACATTTGTAACATTAGCTAATCCGTAAGAGGCCGTTCCCGTTCCTTGGGTTGTGGAAAATAACGCGCCATTCCTATACGTGTCTATCCAATAAGTTGTGGTCGGAGAACTTACCGAAGTAACGTCCAACGTAATTACGTGGTTCATCCACGTTGCGCCGTTAAAAAACGGAGTTGTAATTTGGTTTAATGAAGCGTCAACATAAAGGTTAAGTGGGTACGTAGGAATATAAGAACTTATAATAGTGTCTAAGTCAAGTTGTTGCGGTTGTCCACTAAATTCAAAGTCGTTTTTATTCTTATACCAAATATAAGCCTGCGTAAATTTCGGGTCGGTCAAGAATGCGCCGTTAAAAGTTACCCCATATTGAAGTCCGATTAAATCAAAGATAGTTTTAACACGTAATGCAGGAAATAACTCCGTGTAATTTATCGCGCCCGTATTCGTGTGAATATCGTTTGAAGTTGAGCCTAAAAACGGAATAAGCCAATTAGGTACGTTCGCAATAGGTGCTGTGGATAAGTATTCCCATATCCGATTTGAAGTAATTAACGGGTAACATACGTCCCAATCAGTTCCGTAATTAATTATCCGTTGGAATACCTCGTTAAAGGTGTAATCGTGGTTTACTGTTGAATAATCTAAGTCGCTTAATAAATCTTCGCCTACTAAGTCCTTAAGCGTTGTAACATCGCCGTAAAAAGTAATCGTGTAGGAGTTGGGTTGTCCGTTTTTTAGTTGGCTCTTTTCCATTTGGATTTTACCCCTACGAAAAAAAGTCATATCTATTTCAATGTACCCGTCTAAGCGTTCTTGGTAGTTAATTGAACTATTTAACGCGTTTTCGTAGAAGTATTCCCAAATAGCGTTATTTCGTGCGCTTGTTGGTATTGTAAACGACTGCGAAAAATCGGTATACGTTTTTGAAATATCTTGTATATTTTGGATTGTAGAATTTACTTCGATTGTTTCATCGTTGAATAAATCTAACTCCCTGCCTTCAACAAATATTCGAACTTGCCTTTTCATTAGATAACGTTATTTATAAGGTCGGTTGAACTTTCGAATTCAAGAACGTAATTTATTTTCTTGTTGTTTATGTTCTTTTGTTTTTCGAATTCTTTGGTTTTCATTTTAACGGGTTGCCCGTCTAATAAAATTCGTTCGCTTAAAAGTAGTTGCTGAATGTTTGAGTTAAAGGATTCGTCAACCCAACCCGTGTTAGTTCGATAAGATATTAACCCGTTTGTGTTAAACGTTTGTCGTTGGTTTAAGTTCGTGTTGTAACTTGCGAACGGACTTGAAAATTCTTGCATTAAATTAAACTCGGTTGCCGAAGTAGATAAAATTTCGAACGAAGCCTTAAACATAAATTCACGCTGCCACGCTCCGTATTTATTTATAAAGTCAATAACTACGGGAGTGTATAAACATTCTTCCATTGGGTAAAACGTGTATTCTTTAAGAACTATTGCGCCTTGTTTAATTCGTAAGATATTACCTGTTAGATAGTAACTTGGGTAAACCCTGTAAAGGTTGTAAGTATTGTCCGAGGTTATCGCGTAAGAATGCGTTAAACCCGTTCCAATTTGTTCGTATTCTACCGTGTGAATTGTTTGTAAGGTAGCCGTAAACGTTCCCGCTCGTTCAAGTGGATTAACCAAAGGGTTGTTATTTGTGTCCGCCCAATAGTAATAATTTTTTTCTTCGAGGTGGTAATTTTCCAACTGCATTGGGTTCATACCTTCCGAATAATATCCATAACCGTCAAAGGCTCGGTACGTAAACGTATCTAACAAAACGTACGTACTTAAAACTAACTTGTAACGCTTTACGTCAACCATTACGTACTGACTAACATTAAGTAAGGCCGAATCCGTTGCGTAATTATTTATAAAAGTATCGTGGGTTATATTCTCAAGTAAGTACGGACTTATATTGTAAAGTGTTTGTAGGTTGTTACTTGCAGGAATTAATTTCTCAAGTGTGTAGCTTGGCGAAGTTGGCGGAGTTGTCCCGTTTTGGTAAATGTAAAGTTCGACTTTACTTCCGCTTTGTCCTACTTCGTTAACCTCAATTATAAATGGGGAACGTGCGTAAATGTTAGTAGCCATAATTCTTAAAATTTTCTTTCATTATTGTATCGAATGTTTCTTGCGCTTCAAGTCCGTAAGCGTCTATTAATTCGTTAGGTAAGTTCTTAAATGCTTGCTTAAAAGGTTTAGTAAAAAACATCGAAGGCTTAATTCCTTTTTGCCAAATTGAGCGCGTTATAATCATAGCCGTAGCGTTAGAACTTAAGAACCGCCCTTTGTTGTCTCGGAATTGGATTCGTCTTTGTTTAACCCATTTCTTAATCCCTTCCGTTAAACCGCCTTTTTTTCCCGTTCCTGAGCCGAACTTAAAACCGCTCAAACTCCTTCCACTTTTTACCCCTCGAACTCCTTGGTCTTGATAAAATCCGTATTCTTCCATTTCAAAAAAGAAACGAATTGAATTTGGCATAACCTTAATTTCTGCGCCTAAAGACTGTTTAAGTTTACCTGAAGCGTTTTTACTGCGTAGGTTGCTTTTCGCCTTTGCTATTACATAGTCGCGAAATTCCTCGAGTGCTTTAAGTTGTAACTCCTTTTCCATTAACAGCGTGTCATATCGTTAGGGAAGTCAACATCGAAAGTCATTGCCCAACCTGCTAAATAATTCTCAAAGCGTTCTATAAAAGGCTCGCATACGGGCGCACCATTCAAGTGATATAGGTTGTCCCAAATGTTTCCGTGTTTAAGCATTTCAAACGCTCGGTTTAAGATTGCTAATTGCGTATTTAGAACATCTATTTCGTTGTCCGAAGTTTCAAACTTTGTGGTAGGTTCTTCTTTACGTTGGCTTACGTTATCCATAGCCATAAGCGTAACGTTTGCCGTCATTACGTTATCATTAAACGTAACTTGATTAACCATAATGTGAACCAATGGGAATAAATTTTGTTTGCCTAAGTCCACGTTAAAAATTGAACCTTGCGTAATGGTGTTTACTAACGGGTCGGAAGTAAAGTGGGTGTTAAGTTCGTTTAGTAAGGAGTAGTATCCGTTCATTTGTTATTCTTTTTAATTTCCATTAATTCGATTTCGTTTTTTTCTGCTTCGAATGTAAGATAGGTAAGACATTTATGTAATCCGTATTTAGTAACTTCGTCATATCGTGTAAGGTCTCCTTTAGCAAGTCCGTAGATGCTTGAATACCAACCCCATTTTTTTCCGAATTGAGTTCTTGCGCTAAAGTCGCTTGTTCGGTCTCGCTCATCTTCTTGAGTTCCGTCTCTAAATAGTTTAGGGTAGCGCTTAATAACTCGCTTCCTAAAGTCCAAAAAAAAACCGAAGCCGATATTGCTACGTCCATAGGCGCGAACTTCATTAACTCGCCGTATTCTCCTGCGCCTGTGTACTCGATTATTTCGTATTTTTCTCCGTCTTTGAATTTAATTGGTCTATACATTACCGCCATAGCTTTGTGAAAATCGTCCCACTTTGCTAAGTAGTTATCTAAGTCCACGTATTCGCCAAAACTTATGTTTTCAAGGTCGGTAATAAACCCAAACTCAAGGTCTTTAATTTTGAACGTAGGCTTAAACTTTGGTTTCTCCGCGAATATATTACGAAAGTGAACTATTAAGTCGTTAACGCTTGTTAGTTTCATTTTAACAACGTCCTTTAGTTCTATACCGCAAAATATCTCAATCATTTTCTGCGCGATAAATTCCTCATCGTTTGAAGATTGTTGTAACTTCAGGAACTTTTGGTAGTTCACTAAAGGTATTTCGCTAATTGAACTCGGTACGGTTATTTCTAACTTCATATAAGTATAATTATTTATTCGTGTTTTTGTAATTCATAACGTGTTCGTGCGCCTTAATTAGCATATCGAAGTGAGCGGTAAAACGTGCCATATTATTAAACACTATTCGAACTCGTTTGCCTGTTCGTTCTTGTATGTAAGATTCCACACGGGTAATCATTACCTGCATATCGTTGGTCTTATCGTATTGCATAGCTTCCGTAACTTGCGCCTATTCCAAGTGTTTCCATTTCGTGGTAACGTAGTGCGTCTATTGCGTGGTTATTAAAGTCGATTGGTTTGTTTAATCTTCTTCCCGTCTTGTCCGTATCCCAAATATACGAACGAAGTTCTTTGATTAAATCCACGCTTTGATTAGTTACTAAATAGTCTTGTCGCTGCATTACATCGATTCCGTAGTTAATTGAATCCTTACCCTTAGTTACTCCTTTAATCGTTATTCCTAAGCGTCTAATTTCTTCTATACTTTTAGGTTCGGAACTATCAGCATATACTATTACGTTTTTTGGTAGGCGCTTCGCTATTTCACTATTTACTAATCCGTTTTGGTAAACAATTTCGTTTACTATTCTTTGGTTATTGTATGCGTAAATTTCAACTATTGCCGTAGGGTCGTTCGTGTAACCGAAGTCAAGTCCTATACCTAACAACCGTGCTTCCTTTGGAATCGTGTCAATTAACTTCCAATTACTAAACACTACGCCTTCGAGCATTCCGAGTTGACCTTCCCCGTAAACCTTCCACCAATTTGCCCAATAACTTGACGTCTTTGCTTTGTCTCGGTTCTTTTCGATTTGCTCTACTATTGATTGGTCTAACGCTTCGTTATCCTTGTATGTTAGAATTAAGAAGTCCGAATCAGGTTCGTCTTTTAGTTCGGTGTGAACCCAAAATTCGTTAGCAGGGTTGAAATCTAAATAAACCTCTTTTCGTGTTCGTATAGCAAGTTCGTTGTAAGCGTCAAAGGTTACGTTATTACATTCGTTAATATAAAGTATATCCCTTCGCGCACCCCTTAACTTACTCGAGTCATCTGCGGAAAAAAATTCAATTACCGAACCATTGGCGAACTCATAACGAAGTAAAGATTTGTTAAACCTATCTTCAATGTATCTTCCCGTCCATTTCATTATCTTTAAGAAGTCCTTTAATGCACCCCTTCTTAAATGGGGGATTGTTTCAGCAACTATACTTATTTCAATTCCGTGTATTGATAGCGCCTTGTTAATTAGCACCGCCAAAATTGAATACGTCTTGGAAGCACTCGTTCCGCCCTGAATAATTTTAACGCGGTTCTTAAGTCCGAGTACCTTATTCGTTGCTGTTGTCCTCTTGAACATCGGGGAATAAAGGAATTTCGATATTTGTTTGTTCTATTTGCTGAACGGGTGCGCCATAACCACTATCCATTAACGCTTTGTACGCGTTTACGTCTCCTTCACGCGCTTTTTTAATTAGCGCTAAGGTCATTAGGTCTTCTTGAGACATTGTTTCGTTCTCGCCTGTAATTGGATTCTTTAATGATTGATTAACTTCTAACCAACGTCGCGCTATCGTGCTTCGATTCTTACTTCCTTTCGGTCTTCCTGCGGGGTTTCCACTTTCGCCTTTATTCCAACGTGGTTCTATTTGTCCTTTACCTGCCATCGTTCGTTGTTTATTCGTTGTTTATTTTGACCGAGGGTCTTTATTATTTGCCCTATTTACCGCCCTCGTTGTAGCTACCTTTTGCAACCTTTCTACTTCCATTTTATAAGGGTAACAATGTTTCATATTTTCTAAAGTGTAATATACTATTGAAGCACGGTATGGGTTTTCTTCAGTTTTTATAATAGGCATAACACCGTGTATTTCATTTTGACCGTCAAAAACTGCTAAATAGCTATCACCTTGTTCAAGTGCAAAACCATACTCAGGGAAAACAAGTTCACCACCTGTAATGCCACCCCTTAAAATTAAAACGTTAGATAAATTCCCCCTAAAATTACCCGTGTCTTTATGGTATTTAATAGCGTGGTTTACATTAATATTTGCAGTTGCAAAAGGTTGGTTTTCATTTAATAAGTAATCACTATTAACATTTTCTTGTATTACTGATAAATCGTGTTTATACTGTTCAGGTAAATACTTTTCATAAATACCTGTTAACACTTCCATAAAAGTGAATAAGCGTTGGGTGTTTTTCTTTTCGTGTTTTGTTTGCGCTGAAAACCTGCAATAGTCATTCCTTAAAGCGACCCTCGGTAAAGAACCAAAAACACTTGATTGGGTTGGTAACGCATTTGTCCTATATGTTTTTACAAATTTAGTTTCAAAAGTTGCTTTCCTTATTTCATTAATTAAAGGGTGTTTTATTTTTATATAAATACCAACCTGCCTACCATTTTTTGTAAATATAGTATCACTATCAATTAAGGTAGTATAATCATTTTTAGCAGGTGTTTGCTTTATTAAATTACTGCAGTCACGGATTTTTATTAATTCAAATGTTTTCATTTTCCATTAACTTTAAAATTAATTCACTATTATCCCCACAATTATATTTACTTTGTTTTTCTTCAAACCATTTAACAACCTTTTCAAATATTTCATTTTCATAAACTAAAAACATTCTTTTTAATTCAGCATTCATAAACTTATCTAATTTAGATAATTGGTCTAAACCTTCATAATCTTCATTATTAGTCATATTATCTTCAAAGCCATAAATTTGCAACCCCCAATCGTCCAACTTTTCAACGTCCCATTCATTAGCTAAACTATCCCAATCCCATTCCCCAAAACCCACGTTATCTTTTACAATAAATTCGTCTTTTTGTTCGCTTGTAAGGTCGTTTGCCCGAACTATCGATACTTCGGTATGCCCTGCTTCTTTAAGTGCCTTAAAACGCATATTTCCACCTAATATGATGTTATTCTCATCCACTACTATTGGACGTAGTTCTAACATTTGTGGGAAGTCCTTAATTGATTTAACTAATTTCTTAAACTTTTCGTCTTTAATTAGCCTTGG